CTGCTGCAGCAACAGCAAGCATTGCAGGATAGCTAATGGCATCCACGAATGATCTGCTATTGCATGAGGCGATCAGTCACCAGGTTGACATGGCGCATTACAGCAATGGGGAAATCTACCGCCTGATCGCGCTACTGAACAAGGTTGATGCAGATTTGTTCGCGCAACTCACAATTGCGCTGGAACAAATGCCGGAGGGCTCATTTAGTACGGACCGGCTGGAATCGTTGCTGATTTCCGTTCGCTCGCTGAACAAACGCGCTTATGATGAGATGGAACTGCAGCTTACTGCCGATATGCGGGCGCTGACGGCCTATGAGGCTGGGTATCAGTACCAATTATTTGCCAGCGTCATCCCGCGAGGCATTATTGGCCAGGTTGGTATCGCAACTGTGAATGTGCAGCAGGTCTATGCCGCGGCGATGGCGAGACCATTCCAAGGTAGGTTATTGAAGGAATGGGCTCAAAGCCTGGAAGCCGGCCGCATGCTCAGAATACGAGATTCGATCCGCATGGGTTATGTTGAAGGCCAGACGATCAGCGAAATCATCAAGAGAATTCGCGGGACTAGAGCCAAAGATTACGAAGACGGCATTATCGAGATCGACCGCCGCAACGCCGAATCAGTTGTTAGAACTGCCATCAGCCACACAGCGGCCTACGCGCGCGACCAATTCAATAAGGCCAATGGTGATCTCGTTAAATCGGTGCAATGGACATCGACACTAGACGGCAGGACGACTGAAATCTGCATGTTGCGCGATGGAAAACAATATACGAATGATACGCATAAGCCGATTGGGCATAGCTTGCCTTGGCTCGGCGGTCCTGGCAAAGCACATTGGAATTGCCGCAGCATGGACGTGCCAATCCTGAAAAGCTTCAAGGATTTGGGCTTGAATATTGATGACCTACCGCCGAAGGCCAGGGCGAGCATGGACGGTCAAGTCCCGGCCGACATGACATACGCCGATTGGCTAAGCAAGCAAATTGCCGCAAGGCAAGATGAAATATTAGGGCCAACCAGAGGCAAATTACTGCGCGACGGCGGGTTGACCCTGGATCGCTTCGCCAACAATAAAGGCAAATGGTACACGCTAGACGAGCTGGCGAAAAAGGATGCTGCCGCTTTCGCGAAGGCAGGTTTATAATGTCAGCATGGGTAAATTCGAAGTCATCCAAGGCACCCCTCCGGCCGATACGCCGCGTCAACGGCTGATCGATAGGATCAAGGCTGCGCCGAACCCTGGCGCCATCATTCAATGCACACGCTGCGGAAGTCGCGAGGTGCTGGAATTGCGAATCGGCGTCGAATTGAAGAATGGGAAACCGACCGGCGGCACGAGCCAGATAGTTTGCGCGGCGTGCTTCCTTAAGGGTGAGCGAATCGTGCTCGCATAGGAGGCAGGATGGCAAACCAATTAATATGCTTTACAGATGCATGCAAGGCCATAACCAGCGACATCAATCGAATCGCCATAGAACAGGGCGTCTCACCTTGTGCATTGGTGAATGCGCTTGCGCCGATGATAGGTTCGCCAGCTCGCCTGGAGTGCCGCGAGGTATCGGTGGCCGACGAAAGGATAACGTTACTATGACAGCGAAATTCGACAGATTCAAAGCCGACTTGGTCGCGCTGTGTGAGAAGCATGACGTTATGATCGCAACCAGCGGCTATGACAGCTTCACCGTATGGGACAGAGACCCACGCGATGAGGCAATATATCAAGATGCCATCAATGATGAAACGAGCTAAGAATTAGCCGCAGGCCGTGCACAATGAGGCCATCAACCTCATAGCCCTTTAACGCTATCAGCGCCCAGCCAAAGCGTCGCAAGTTAAAACCAATTCTGAAGCCAGCCACGCGCTGGCTTTTTTGTTTTCCAAGCCCCGACTAACCCTCGGGGCTTTTTTATTGCCGCTAGCGGATGTGATGCGGCGCTCGGGCCGGAAGGCTCACTAAGGGGCGGATGCCCGAGAAAGACGAACCATGAAATTGAAACTTGACGATAAAGGAATGGTAGTTTTGCAGGATGGTAAGCCGGTCTATACCCTGGACGATGGCCGCGAGGTTGCCCATGATGCCGCCGCGACGGTCGCCACGATCTCCCGTTTGAATGGCGAGGCAAAATCCCATCGCGAGGCCAAAGAAGCTATCGAGGCCAAATATAAGCCCTTTGAAGGCATCGAGAACGCCGATGATGCCCGCAAGGCGCTCGAACTCGCCAAGAATATCAAGGACGGCGATCTGATCCAGGCCGGCAAGGTCCAGGAAATCAAGGATGCTGCCGCTGCTTCCGCCAAACAAGCTGTCGCTGACGCCACCCGCGCCGCCGAAGCTCGCGAAAAAGCTTTGGCAGAGCAAAACACAAAACTGACCGCCGATTTGAATAACCATATCATCGGCGGCAGCTTCGCTAGCTCGAAGTTTATCGCTGAAAAAATGATCATCCCGCCTGATATCGCGCAAAAGGTATTTGGCGACCGTTTCAAGGTAGATGGCGGCAAACTGGTTCCCCTGAATCCAGACGGGACACCTATTTTTTCCGCGACTGATCACGGCAACCATGCCAGCTTCGAGGAAGCGCTGCAAGTCATGATCAATCAATACCCGAACAAAGACATGTTGCTGAAAGGCTCCGGCGCTTCTGGTAGTGGCGCTGGGCAAAGCACGCAGAATACAGGCGGCAAGGCTTCGGTCACGCGCGCGCAATGGGATGTCATGCCACAAGGCGAGCGCATGACGCATTCCAAGGCCGGCGGCATAGTCGCCGATTAACTCATTCACCAAGGCGCAGCACGCGCCTATGCATTTGTTTTAAGGCCATGCAGCAATGCGAGGCCATTTCTAGCCGAGTACCCGGATGGGGAATCGGAGCACGAGCCGGATAGCTCACTTCATCTCCCCAAACCACAGCCCGCCATGAGCGGGTTTTTTCGTTTCTGAAAGGCTCGAAATGGCAAACGTACTTACTAACTTGGCAGCAGACATCTACAAGGCCGCCGATATGGTTGGCCGCGAATTGGTCGGCTTCATTCCTTCTGTCACCGTTAATGGTGATGCAACCACCCGTGCCGCCAAAGGCGACACTATCCGCAGCTTCGTCACACGTGCCGTTACTGTGAACTCGTCTTTCTCTCCCGCGATGACGATTCCAGAGGGTACTGATCAAACTGTCGATACCAAGACAATGACGCTCAATAGCTACGCTTCGGTCCAGATCCCCTGGACCGGCGAGGACATGAAACACGTCAACAATGGTAGCGGCTTTGAAACCGTCTATGGCGACCAAATCCGTCAAGCAATCCGCGCGATTTGCAACACCATTGAAACCTCGGTCTGGACTACTGCATACCAAGGTGCTTCGCGCGCTATCGGTACTGCTGGTACAGCGCCGTTCGCATCGAACCACAATCTGCTGGCCCAAGTTCGCCAAATCCTGGCGGATAACGGCTGCCCAATGGACGGACAGGTAACGCTTGCCATGAATACTTCGGCCGGCGTGAACATGCGCAACCTGACCTTGCTGCAAAAGGCCAATGAAGCCGGCGGCACAGAGCTGCTGCGTCAAGGAACTTTGCTTGATCTGCAAGGCATCATGATCAAGGAATCCGCCGCACCTGTGGCCGTAACCAAAGGTACTGGCGCAAGCTATGTCACTTCTGGTTCCACCGCAGTCGGCGTAACCGATATCGCCCTGGTCACCGGTACCGGCACAGTCCTGGCCGGCGACGTGGTGACCTTCGCTGCCGATGCCACCAACAACTATGTTGTCGGTACTGGTGTTGCAGCTCCGGGCACGATCAGCCTGAACGCCCCAGGTGCAAAAGTCGTCATTGCCACCGCAAACGCAATGACCATCGGCGGCAACTATACGCCTAACGTGGCCTTCCATAAGTCGGCTATCGAACTAGGTATGCGTGCACCAGCGATGCCAGCCGGCGGCGACGCTGCGGTAGACATCATGGTAGTGCAAGATCCTTGGTCCGGTCTGGTGTTTGAGATCGCGGCTTACAAGGGCTACATGAAGTCCATGTTCGAAGTGCGCTGTGTGTATGGCTCCAAAGCATGGAAGCCAAATCATATAGCTACGCTCATGGGCTGATGAAACTACCGGGGCCTTCGGGCCTCGGTTTTTAATGGGAGTCATATGGCTGGATTAACTAGAGCACAACGCGCCGAACGCGAGGCAAAGCCGAAAGAAATACCGAATGAAGTGACGCTCATTGCCATGTTTAAGGGCGATGACGAAATTGAAGTGCACCCGACCTGCGTTGATGCACACAAAAAAGCCAAATGGCAAGTGAAGGATTAATCCATGTCGCTGATCGTCGAGGATGGCACTGGCCTGAGCAATGCAGAATCCTTCTGCAGCGTTGCCGATGCGACCACCTATCACGAGAATAGGGGTAATGCTGCCTGGGCCGCGCTTGCCAGCGATACGGTCAGGGAGCAGCTTTTGCGTAAGGCATCAGATTACATGGAACAGGTCTACCGCGAGCAATGGAATGGCTATCGTAAACTTTTCACACAGTCCCTTTCCTGGCCGCGTTACCGCGTACCGATGCAGGATGCATCCGGCGGCTATTACCTCTATCCGGCGTTTTATCCAAGCGATTCTGTGCCAATCCTCGTAGCGAATGCATGTGCTGCGCTGGCCTTGCGTGCGGCAACCGCCGATCTCTCCCCAGACATCGGGCGCCTGAAATCACGCGTGAAAATTGGCCCCATCGAAACCGATTATGTGCCAGGGTCTTCACATACGCGTTACCGGGCTATCGATAACATGCTGCTGCCGTTTCTGAATGGCTACGGCGGCGCGAATATCAAGATCGAGCGCATATGACGGTGATCGCATGGGATGGTAAGGCACTTGTCGCCGACAAGCAATGCACGAACGCCGGTCACCCTATGGTAGTCACAAAGATTCATCGCGTACCAAACGGCATCGTGGGTTTTGCAGGCAATGGCGGTCACGCCTCTGCGTTACTGACATGGTTCAACGATGGATGCGATCCTGACAAGTGGCCGGACAAGAATAGCGGGGATACGGCCGGCGTACTTTTCATCTCCAACGATGGCGAGGTGCGCGGCTACTCGGGCGACGATGGCCCGCATTATATCGTCTATGAAAATAAATTTATTGCCTTTGGCGCTGGCCGCGATTACGCACTGGCCGCGATGCATCTGGGGAAATCTGCACGTGAAGCTGTTGAGCTAGCATGCTTGCTTGATACATCCTGTGGACAGGGCATCGACATCCTGGAACTGGCATGAACTTCTACGATGAAATGGCCGAGGTCGCCGCAGAGATTATCGAGGAATATGGCGCGCCGACAACGCTTAATCGGACAGTCACTGGTGCATATGACCCATCGACCGGAACCAACTCCAATACCATCGTCAGCCAGGACATCATAGCCGCAGTCTTTGACTTCGATCAGAAGATGATCAACGGTACCGAAATACGGACCGGCGATAAGCGAGTTTATGCATCTGCTGTTGGCGTGAATCCGCCATTGCAGGCAGATATATTCAGATGGCTCGGCGTCGATTATGCCGTGGTCGCAGTCAGGCCTCTGGCACCGGCCGGTATCAATGTTTTATATGAAATGCAGGTGAGGATCTAATGCCCACATCATTTAGCCTGGACCTTGCCGCTTTCGTCGCGAAAGCCAAGGGTAATGCAAACCAGATCATGCGCAAGGTATCCATTGATGCTATGAGCAGGCTGATTTTGCGTAGCCCAGTCGATACCGGCAGATTCCGCGCTAATTGGATCGCGACTCTCGATGCGCCGACCAGCGAGACGGTAGTAGCCTTTGATCCGAATGGCTCCGCAACCATCGAGGCGAATGCAGCGGCAATCTCAGATGTCGAGGTGGGGCAGAGCGTATTCATTACCAACAACCTGCCATATTCCGAGCGCCTGGAAAACGGTTATTCCGATCAGGCTCCGAATGGCATGGTGCGCTTGACAGCGGCCGAGTTTCAAGAATTCGTTGCCAAGGCGGTAAGGGAATTGCCGTGAGCAATACCCTGATCCGCGCCGCGTTTGAAACCAGGCTGAAAACATGGGCCGACGCACAAACACCGCCAATACCAATCGCTTTTGAGAATGTGCCATTCACGCAGCCTACTACTCGTTACCTGCGGTCCTATCTGCTGCCCCTGAATACTAAAAGCGACACGCTGGACCAGGTGCACCGGGGATATGCAGGGGTCTACCAAATATCGATTGTCATGCCGCTGAATGACGGACCAGGAAACGGGGAATTCCTAGCTAAGGCCATTGACACGCTATTCCCGATTACTACGCCAATGACTCAGGGAGGTCTCAAGGTCACGATGCTGACCCCCATGAGCGCATCCAAAGCAATCCCAGATACCACAAATTATGTGATTCCTGTTTCGTGCCGGTATCGCGCCGACACC